ATAATTAGAATTGTCGGCAAGACCTAGCTCTGATTTTTTTAATTTTTCTATTACCTTAATAACTGTCCCTTCACTATCTTTAAATAATAAATCGATTGCGGTCACTAGAGGACCTCCTGAGTTATACGTTACTATAGCAGTGTTAAACTTATTTGTAGCACCTTCATTTAAGTAAGACTCTCCGCTAAAATCAAAAGGGTTACTAAAGAATGCTGCATCTGAAAACTGTGAAGTTGCTGAGTATTCATCATCTTGGTATTCGTACCTATAGGCAAACGAAATAAATCTTTCTTCTAAAAAATTTTCATCACCTCCACTTGTTGTGGTCATTTCAATTGTAGGAGCAGTATGTGGAGGTTTTTTTATAACCAATAAAGACTCCTCTAAAAGAGAAGCGTCTCCATTCCCATCAACAAGAGGTGTACCACTTGGCTCACTGTAAGTTCTAGTTGTGTTAATAAATCTAGGAGCATTGTAGTTGTCTGTCCAAAATAACAATCCATCTACTAAATTAACACCTGTTATAAGATATGTGTCATTAAAATTTAAAACTGTTTCTGATGGATTAATACCTCCCTTAGATACACTTAAAACGTGATACACTAAGTTATTTGTAACTGTATTAAAAGAAACTATTAAGTCTAGTATTCCTGTTGGACTAGTTACTCCAAATCCAGGGTCTGTAATAAACCAGTATAAAGTTTCATTTGCTCCATCTTCATAAGCTCCAATACATTTTGCTTGATTACTTAAAGATACACCTAAGTAAGACAGTGAAGTTAGCTGAGTGTTACCTTTTGAGTTTTCTACCGCACCTATTTCAGTTGACTCAGACGAACCTAACCTAACATTTACCGCATCAATATATTGTCCTTGAGGAACTAATCGTTCGTCAAGAGACTTATTCATTTTACCTGCTATAAAATTTCTTTGAACTGTAGCCATATTATTTTATCCACTTGTCTTTCCCTCTCAGATTCATTAATAACCTTCCTGGATGTATATTGCTTAATCTTATTTTTGCGTTCCTTAGAAGTGCTGATTTAGCTTTTCTAGCTCGATTAACAACATACTCTTGAACACCTAATTTGCCATTTAATATTTGATAACTAATATAAGCATAAACATAATCTTCAAACAACTTGTTTACAGTTACCTGAGTATCATCTCCACCTTCCATTCCATCGGATATGTATTCTAGTATACAACTTTCATTTGCCATAGTGGAATCAAAGTTTATTACTCCTGCTTTTTTATCAATCTTAAAAGTAGGGTTTGTATTTGCAGTTTCTGTATTCAAACCAAATCTTGCACCAACCGCAAAGTCAAAGTACCAGCATCCTTCGTATTCGTAACCCAACAAACCATTGTACGGACTTAAACTGTTTAAGTAAATACTTGGCTTTTGACCTTTAATACGTGCAAAATCTAATGGTGATTCTTCTGGTTGAAGTGCCTTTCCTTCATCATCAAAAAGTATCCTTGCATCATTAGCTTGAAGATAAGCCTTAGCTGAATTTACTTGAATGTTTTCTACCATTGGTCTAATAACACCATCTTTGTAGTAAGATATTCTAACCCAATTCACGTAATCAGAAGGTAAAATAAATCTAAGTTCTTCTGAAACAGTTAGCTGCAAAACTTTAACTTCTTTAAAAGCATCATAGTTTAATTCCTGAACTGCTCTTTTAGCATGAAACAATATTTTGTATCGCTCTTCATTATTGACTAATGAATGGTTTCCTGAATACATTAATTGATAGTTTACAACTATATCTTTTAATGAAACATATTGATATGAACCCCAATTGGCATCTCTAGGAGAGTTTCCTCCATTCTCATAATATTCGTATTGACTAAGGTATGACATAATTATTTTTCGCTATTAGTTTCAGAAGCCTCTGCAGCTCCTGCATATTGAACAACTGATGCCTCTCTAATTGACACTCCTGCGTATTGTAATATCTTCATTGTTAAATCCGTTGCATCGTCTGGAAACAACTCAAAGTCCTGATAGTCAGGTTGAGTTTGGTCAAACACAGGCTCACTGCCTGAACCTAAATCTACATAAGTCCATTTTGGAGGCTTAGGATATCTTATGTACTGACACTGAGGAATACTCTTAGGAGACGGATATAACGTAGCCGTAAGAGCTTGTGTTGTATAAGCTGGAAAAGAAGAAGATGGAGAAGTTAATGGAGATGAATTAAGTAATAATATCTTACTCTGTTCAACCTTTTCCGCTTCAACGCTTCCAATAAATATTTTATTTATTAAGTAATAATCAGAACCTGTAGTCGCTACAGAAGGAAGAAAATATCCATCCGTTACTGCTCCGTTTGCAGTCAATGCACTTGTTACTGAAAAAAAATCAATAACCTCTTCATAACCCTTTTTAATATCTGCATACCCTGTACCTGATGTTCTTTGATTCTCTTTATTTATTTGATAATTATATGCATAAAAATAATCCTCAAACAAATCCATTTGAGCTTGTTGTGCATATAGATTAAAATCTTGTGGAGAGATGTAGCCATAATTGTTTTTGTTTAACACGGCTAAAACTGTATTTCTAATATCGTTTATCATCCTAACTATTATTTACACAAAGATAGTTAAAAAAAAAAGAGGTCTAAAAATAGACCTCCTTTCAATTTACTGATACTAATCTAGCAGTTTTTCTAGTATTTTTAACGACTCTACTCCATCGTCAGTTTGGAAAAAAGAGGACACTATATAGATTGGGTCTTCTCCGTAAGGGATTGTACACATTCTTGTTTTATTGGTCTTAGTATTAAACCAAACCTCTTTGTTTTTATTTCTATATTTTATAAAACCTTCCTCAAACAATTTATGTACAGTTGCTTGTAGTTTTAATACAGGGTCGTTTACTAAAGACATAAACTCTCTTGGCTCTCTCTTAGCATAAACTAAGATGTCTCTTTTCATTTCGTCTGTACTAATCCTAGATGGGTCTTTTGAAAATAACACTCTTGTTAAAGTTTCTAGTTGTTGTATAGATAAAGAACGAGCTTCTAACATTGCGTCAAGCTCTACATTTATATTTTCAACAATTTCTTGAGCATCTTTAGATTTATCTAACTCCTTAAACTTAATACCATTATGTGGGTGTACATCTAAAAATCTTTGTAAAATTTGGTTGTTTTTAGAAACTCTTAAAAATCCATCTTCAAAAACAACAGGCTCTATAATTGCATTACCATCCTGCTCATCTACAAAAGGTGATGATTGGTTTCTAGCATAACGTAATTCTCTGTTTATACCTGTTTCTGGGTCTACCCAAAGTAATGGAAATCTTCTTGTGTGTCTTGTTGCAAGCATGAAGGATAAAGGTGCTGCATTCCTTGTTAGTTTGTAGACTTTGTCTACTCTTTGTATTGTAGTTTTCATTTGATATAATTTAATTTAATTAATAAAAAGGAGTCTCTTTGAAGAGACCCCTTTCTTTGGTTAGTATTCTTAGTCTTGGAAGATAAAGAAGTTGTTCGCACCTAAAGTACAAACTGCTCTTTCACTCAAGAAGTTTACCTCCATTGCATCTAAGTCAGATGTTCTTGCTCCACCAGCTGAACCAGTAATCCAAGTTTTGTAACGTCTGTCTTCAGTTTCAGAAGCTCTATATCTTACGTGTAAGAATGGTCTCTTAGCATTTTTACCAAGAACTTGGTCATAAACAGTTGTAGAACCTGCAGGTACTAACAATCCGTTAATGCTTCCTGTACCATCAACACCACCTCTCATAGTTGGGTCGTTTAAGTACTTCCAGTCAGTCTTGTAAAAATCATATCCTCTACGGAATCCTGTAAATCCTAAATTCAATGCCATGTCTTTGTCATTGTCAAAAAGACCATAAGATGTTCCACCTGCTCCATAAGAGTTTTGAGCTGCTAACATATCATCGATGTCAAATCCAAAGTCTCTGTTTAAGAAAATTACATTTTCTTCGATAGAACCTTGCTTATCTAAACGTGAAATGATAGCGTCAAAGTCAGCTAAAGAGTCAGGATTTCCTCCTGCCCATACATTTCCTCTTTGTTGTACTACATAGAATACACCTTCAGAACCCTTGTCTCCTACTTGGTCAGAAGTAGTTTGTGCTTTCACACCAGAACCAGCTTCTGCAGGTACTGCTTCAATCATAGCCGTTTCTAAATAGTCATCGTAACGTAAACGAGTTTCATGCTCAGACTTTAAGTACCATAAGTAACCTGAAGCTCCGTTTTCAGTAGTAACCTCAATCCATCCGATTTGAGCCATATCAGAACCTGATACTGCATACTTATCTTTGATGATGATTGGAGTGTTCTCAAAAATGAAATCATCAGATTCTAATGAACCTTGCATTCCGTTTGTTCCTTTCTTAAATTCAGAACCATAAATGAAAATACTTGCATCAGCATTTCCTAATCCTGTACCACCTGTATATCCTGCAGCATCATAAAATGCAACAGTAAATTGACCATTTGTAAGGTCTACCGCTATAACAATAGCTTTAAACTCACCTGAACCATCATTGTTTACAACAACAACTGTTTGACCAACTCTAATTGCAATTTGAACTGTTGCACCAGAACCTGGTTGTACAGTTGAACCTGCTGGGTTAAGTACGTCATTTACTTGGAAAACTGCTTCTCCACCTGCTACTACTGCTGCAGTACCACAATCAACATACTTCGTGTGTAATCTTCCTTGCTCTGCCCATTTGATAAGGTCTGAGTTAGAAGGCATTTCTGCTCCTACCATTCTAATGAATGAGGAGATTGTTCTGTTACCATAACGCTCGAATTCTTTTTCGTAAGTGTCTGGTAAGTACTGATTCAAAAAGTTGAAATCAGTAATGTAATTTGATGCCAAAGGTGTTTGATGCGAACTTGGTTGCAAATCAAAGCCTGGCGTTGTTTGGACTGAACCGTCTAGTGCCATAATTTTTATTTTTTAAATTAATTTTTATTTTTAATACTTCTTATTTTAAGTCCTCTACTGCTACTGCTGCTTATAGACTTGAATTGTGTTCCTCCCTTAGTAGTCACTTCAGGTGTTCTTCGCTCTGACATATTAATATTTTTTGTCTTACGCATCACATCTTCTGTGGCATTAGCTTTACCTTGCTCATAAAAGAACTTAGCAAACTTTTCAGGATTCTGTGCAATTGCTACACTCCTATGAAAACCTTTAGAATCGTTTAAAAGACCACTGTCATCTAAATACTTGGTTGCCCAACTACCTGGATTTAATGCACTCTTTTTTAAATCTTCTAAACTACTTGGAGAATACGTTATGGTTTCTTCACCTATATTGAACTCAAAACCTTTGAACTCAGGTGTAAATACTTCTAACGTCTTAGAGTCATAAAACTCTTTCTTTCTAGCAGTCTCTTCTTCATAAGACTTTGCGTCTGCGATGTATTGCTTATAGCCTTCCATTTCTTTTTCAGAAACATTTGAAGCTTGCGTTCCCCTTGACTCAAGTGGTTGCTTGTACTTCTCTTGCATTTCTTTAAAGTAATCTTTTGCCTTAGCAATAGCTTTTTTCTTCTTTAACTTAATTTTCTTTATGTCACCCTCATCATCTAAATCTTCATCAAAAGAATAATCATCCATTAAGGTTTCAATATCCTCTTCATCAAGACCATCTTCAGTAGCACGTAAATAATCCCTAAGTAAAGAATCAGGATTAGATTCATCGTAGTCTTTTTGTAACTGTACAAAATCCTCAATTCCTCTACCTGTATCTTTTTTATATTTAAAGTAAGCAGCAACATCAGCAGGTAATTCTTCCTGTGTTTCTCGCTCACTCATTAATTCATCAAATGAACTAATTTTTTTATTATATCTTTTACCAATATATGAAAGAACATTTTCATCATTTAACTCAATAGCTTTTGGTTCTTCAGCTTTTGGTTCTTCAGCTTTTGGCTCTTCAGCTTTTGGCTGGTCATCATTAAGTTTTTCTTCGTGCTTATCTAAAAGCTCTTGTTCTACTTGTTGAACTGATTTTTCTTCACCTAATGTTACTTCTTTTACTTTGATTTCCATATGATTAAATTTGATTATTACAAAGATAGTAAAATTTCAATACCATTTTTGAACCTATCTAGGGTTGAATTCAGCTAAGTCAAATCCATCTAAACTATCTTCATTAGATTCAAAGTTTACTGGTGGTAAATTGTTTTTTCTTTGTTCAATTAATTTTGATTGTTCTGTATTTGCTTGACTTATTCTTTTGGCTTTAGCATTTTCTCTCTGAGATTCTCTTTGAGATAAAGAATTAGACTCCATGCCTCTTAACTGTAAGTTGTAATTAAATTCTTCTTGCATTAACTTACTTTTAAGCATAGCCTCGTTATTTTGTTTCTCAATTTCAAAAGCTATCTCAGCTTGTTTCAACTGCATCTTACCCTGCATTTCTGCTTGTTGTTTTTGCATTTCCATCTCTTGTTTCATTTGCTGAGATTTCAATGCTTGTTGAGCTTGCATAGCTTGTTGCTGCATAGCTTGTTGTTGCTGCTGCTCCTGTAATGCTTTACGTTTTACTTTTAGTAATTGGTTAGCAAGTTTAATGTTTTTTATTTCTCGTATATCAATAGCATCCTCTAAGTTTATATCTCCCTTAGATAAAGCCATTTGTATATTAGCTTCTAACTGAGCTTTTTGCTC